CTCATGGGCTCCATTCTCTCTTTTCCTATTCTTTGTTTAGCCAATCTTGGAGTATATCTCCTTGCTACAAAAGAAATGCAAGCTGGTTGGTCAGATCATGACCGTTTGAACCACGTATTAGTCAATGGTGACGATATGGTTTATGCTGCACCCTCGGCCGTTTGGCCTGTTCATGTGAGGATTGGAAAGGAAGTCGGTCTGAACATGTCAGTAGGTAAGGCGTATGTCCATAAGGAGTACGTTAATGTTAATTCTACAAGCTTACACTATGACTTGTCAAATCCTAAGGCCACCCCGTGGCAGATTGACTATCTTAATGCTGGTCTCTTTTATGGACAGCATAAGGTTCAGATGAAAGATGGTAGCTATCTTCACCCCGTACACGCAAAAGTTGCGGAGGGTTATTCAGTTGAAGAAGCTCATAATATGATCTCATTGGCGAAGGCCCACAGTTCAAATCTCCCTAGTGAGAATTTCTGTTCTAATATAGATCATCTACTTAAAGGATGTTTACCCGGCAAACAAGCCGACATCCTCGAAATGTATATCGCCGCTCATAAGCAGGAGATATCTCTTGAAACAAAATCCCTGATTACCTTTACTGGTAAGGGAAAACGCCCATATGATATGGAATTTTCGCGTAATTTGTTTATGCCACGTTGTTATGGTGGTATGGGAGTAACAAGGCCGGTTGGGATCTCCAACATTACAACTCCTACTCAGCGTTTAGTCGCTGAGGGTTGTATCCCTGTTAACCATTTCGTCTCGTTCCAGCGCCCTTTGCCTGGTTACGAGATTAAGGCTCTACCCACTTGCTCCTCGCCGTGGTATCGTTCTACATATGAGATAGACGTCGGAAATGACGGTCGTAGAGTTAATTTGACTAGTTTAGTTACAGATAACATGGGTTGTTCTAACCTATCACTTTATAAGAAATTATCTAAACGTTTATGCGCACATCGATTCTTTTTATTCGATGTGTCCGAGCATACTAGACTATAAGCCTCAGTGGCTGTATAGGATTTGCTTATTATTATTAATTATGATGGCGAAGTTACATACATTTGGTAAGTAATCGTTAATTCGAGCAGATGAGGAAGGACCTCATGCCATCAGACCTAGACATGTCTATAAACTGTCATTGGGTTTATCACCCAAGTCACCCAAAACGGTGTACTATTGGTCACATAGTCTTATCTATGTCTCTTTTGAGAATTTCTCCAACCTAACTGGGCCTTAGAGGCAGCAGTCCCCATAACGTGGGGGATAGGCGAGATCAATATTATCGAGATATGGGTTCTTGCCCAGTTTGTACTCAATATTTCCGTGCTAAGTGGAGTTCGTTAATTCGTCGTTATTTTAGATAACGGATAATGCTCCTAAATGCCGAGAGACTACACGGGTGTAGTCTGATGTCCGCTCCGTAGAGACGGTGCTGTATGAGGGGTTTCCACTGAATTCCCTGTTTCGTTCCATATGGCTCATCAGCTGTGATAGATGTATAGTCCCTGTATTCTTACAGGCATCCAATGTTTAAGAATAATAATAATAATAAAGTCCGACGGATTCCTAGACAGCTTAAAAGGCTGTCGATCCGACCGGTGCTGGAACCTCGTGTTCCGGATCAAGTTGTCAAGATGCGTTCTAATTTAGTTAGACGTAGACTTGTCAATTCTCAGGTTGTTGCCACTAGACCTCAGTCAACACCTAGCCTCCGTGGACGTACTCGTCCTCAAGCAAATAGTAAGGAGCAACGATCAGTTGCTGCTGCCTATTCAACGGGTCAGAGCACTTCCGCTCCCCTCATCACTGCTTCCCGTGATTCAGCAAGAATCATTCATAGGGAATTAGTTTCCAATATTACAGGATCGGCTGCCTTTACAGTCCCCGTGAGTTTAGCTCTCAATCCTGGTCTTTCTGCGACCTTTCCATGGTTATCTACCCAAGCTCAAAGCTGGGAGACGTATAGATTTAACAGCTTACGAGCTTGTTACTATACCAGAACCGGATCTAATATTCCGGGTAGTATTGCGG